TTAATATTATTTGTTTCGATTGAATTTAACCTGGTGTTTTGGGTTGCATCAACACCTTGAATAATACTAATGGCTGTATTTTGGTTAATATTATTTGTTTCAATACTATTCAATCTGGTGTTTTGGGTTAAGTCCACACCTTGGATAATACTAATGGCTGTATTTTGGTTAATATTATTTGTTTCAATTGAATTTAATCTAGTATTTTGAGTTGCATCTATGCCAGCTTCAAAACTAGCAAATGTATTACTAGAATTAAATGCATTATTGGCATGAGCATATGCTGCAGCTGCATATTGATTTACTGCTGTAATTGTATTGTTTTGACCTAAATTCACACCTTGGATAATACTAATCGCAGTATTCTGATTAATATTATTTGTTTCAATACTATTCAATCTGGTGTTTTGGGTTAAGTCCACACCTTGGATAATACTAATGCTGTTACTTATATTAACTCCATTGACTAAAACATTACCGTCAATTATTGGATCAATTAGTGTTTTATTATAAATTGTCTGTGTGCCATTAGCGGTTACAATACCGCTTGGTGCAACAATTTGTGATAATCGTGCCATTCTTTATTCCATTGTTATTCTGTTGTCAAACCAATACCGTCCATCAACTGGATATGTGTAATTGTCATGTTCTTCCCGCAAAAGATCAAAGTTTGGTCCAGTAATTTGATTCGGACCATAGAGCGTTGATTCATTTTTATACTTATAAAAACCTGAAATGTTATTCATATATTCTGTTTAAAAGGTAATAGTCCAATTTTTTAAAAGTGCCGTGGATGAATTTAGTGATCTAAACGACAAAGTAGTCGATGCTGATGTAGCTGCCGGTGTGTCTAATGTTATCGACACTCCTGGCGTAATTGCAGTGATAATACTTGGATATCTTGCGTTTAAAGATGCATTGGTACCAGTCAAGTCAATTGCAGCACCACCATCGGTAAGTGAAACTTGAAATGTGTTTGCTGTTGCATTAACAACAAAATAAATAGTCCATGCCGAAATACCAGTTGTAGTCCCTAATGTAGAAAAAGAAACACTTTTTCCGTTTGTAAGACCGTGGTTTGTTAATGTAAATGTGTTTGCTGCTACATCGGAAGCAACGGAAACTCCGGTTGTAATACCAGTTCCAACACCAGTAACAAATTCACCTACAACCAAATCAGATGTAACTGCCATCGGTACTGTTAGTGATTGTGCTGTTGTAGTAACAGATTTTGTTACCACAGAGTCAACGCCATAATTACTTGTGATAGTAAGTGTCTGTGTTGTAGTTACTGGTGTTAGGTTTGTAAATATTTCGTTGAGTGCTGTGCTAGAAAGTTTGCAGTTTGCTGTAGAAAAAGAAACCCTCATTCCGGTTACTTGTATGCGTGAAAGGCCAAAACAAGAAATAAACATTTGAGTAGAAGTGGTTACTGCACCAGTATTGAATGATGGAACTGATTGAAGTGAACTACAACCATTAAACATATCACTCATATTAGTCACCGCAGCAGTATTAAATAATGGAACTGATTGCAGTAAACTACAACCATTAAACATATTAGACATATTAGTCACCGCAGCAGTATTGAATAATGGAACTGATTTAAGTGAAACACAACCACTAAACATAGTACTCATATTAGTCACAGCAACAGTATTAAATAATGGAACTGATTGAAGTGAACTACAATTAGCAAACAAACCAGATATATTAGTCACCGCACCAGTATTAAATAATGGAACTGATTGAAGTGAATTACAATTAGCCAACATATTATTCATATTAGTCACTGCACCAGTATTGAATAATGGAATTGTTTCTAATTGTCGGCAAGTGTTAAACATACTATTTATATTAGTCACCGCACCAGTATTAAATAATGGAACTGATTGGAGTGCAGTACAATTAGTAAACATACCAGACATATCGGCCACTGCAGCAGTATTGAATAATGGAACTGATTTAAGTGAAACACAACCATTAAACATACTACTCATACTAGTTGTTGCACCAGTATTGAATAATGGAATTGTTTCTAATTGTCGGCAGGCGTTAAACATATTATTCATATTAGTCACAGCAACAGTATTAAGTAAAGGAACCGATTGAAGTGAAATACAACCAATAAACATACTACTCATATTAGTCACTGCAACAGTATTAAACAAAGGAACCGATAGCAAGCGCCGGCAGTTGTTAAACATATTATTCATATTAGTCACAGCAACAGTATTAAATAATGGAACTGATTGAAGTGAACCACAACCATTAAACATATTACTCATATCAGTCACCGTAGCAGTATTAAACAAAGGTACTGATTGAAGTGAAGTACAACCAAAAAACATATTAGACATACTAGTCACTGCATGGTTTAAAATAGTAACTTGATCTAAAAATCCGTGTATCACGGTGCTTGTTCCAGAACCATTTCCTATAGTCAAAGTGGTACAATTTGGAAGTGAAAGGGTTAGGTCTAACCACCCCGTTGAATATCCATTTTGCAAACCACTTTGATTGTGTTTGACTACAATATTAAAACTAGTTAAGTTTTGTCCTGACTGTGGCATAACAGTTACGATAGCTTGTTTGTAACCTTCATTGGTTAGAGTGCCATCAAAAGCAGAATTGGTATATGAATATTCATAATAAGCAGTAACCCCGGAGGCAAAGTTTTGAATGGTACCATCACCCCAGTTAACCGTATAAGCGCCTGAGCAAGTTAAAGCAATAAAGTTAGCGTTCTCCTGTATTGCATATAATCCTACAACTTTTTGCTCTGTGTCCGAAACTGTTGGCAATGTTAACCATTGAGAGTTTCGCACCCACGGAGTAACAGAACCACTGGAAATAGTGGATGTGCTACTTGTCAACGACTTTGTATTCAATCCTGCGTTGCTTGTGGTAGGTGATGCGCTAACTGTACGTACCGACATTAACTGATCTCCGAGCCAAACAAATTAAATACTACGTTAGCTGTATTAGAATAAACGGTTACAACGTCTGTGGCAGCAAGAGTAATTCCAAGAGTCAACATTGCGGTATCATATTGTTCAATCGCTGATTCATACACTATATAATGAATGTCGGCAATCGCACCACCCGAGGGGCGAATAGCAATACGATAAGTTGTACTTGTACCTGTGTTACAAATAGATAATGTGCTACATACTGCTGAAGTAGAATTCGGAACTGTGTAAAGAGTTGTTGCTGTGGCTGATGATGGTCTAACCTGACCTAATACTTTGTAAACTGTTGGCATTTAAGCACCCATTAAAAGAAAGTTTTGTTCAAATCCAGTAGTTCCACCAGATGATGTACTTACACCACCCTGAGCACCAACTTGTGTATAAATTTCCCAAGTGGAACCATCGTAGATAAATGTGACCAACACACCCTGAATATCTAAAATTAAATCTTCTGCAATACCTTCAATAGTTGAACCATTGCGAGCAATAGTTAGATTGTTAGTAGCAAAATTATTACCATCAGCAACAACAACTTGATTACCAACAGTTGGTGTCGAAGGAAGTGTAATGGTAAAAGAACCAGCTGAGGTGTCTGCAATAATACCTTCATTGTTATTTATGAATGAATTTGTGGTCTTTCTGGTGTATACTGTACCACCAGTAGTAGTTATTAATGTGTTTGATATGGCAGTAACACGGCCATTGGCTGATACTGTAATTACTGGAACATAAAGTCCATTGGATGATGATGTAGATGTTTGTATTGATAATGTAGTATAATCCGTATTGGCTTGATTATATGCCGACTGTGTGAATTGATTAACTAATGTAATAGCAGTATTCTGGTTAGCATTAGTTGTTTCGATAGCATTTAATCTAGTATTTTGGGTAGCATCAACCCCGATGGTAACGTTTGCTTGATTATAAGCACCAACAGCTAGACCATTAGCACCATTAGCGGTGTTAAAAGCGGATTGAGCCGTATTAGCCGTATTATTAACGGTATTTGCTTGATTATATGCTTCTTGAGTATATTCAAGTATGTCTATACCTGATATAATTACTGAAGTAAAGTCGCCATTGGCATTACCATCAATAACTTCTTGGCCATTAACCGATAAACCATTTTTTATTTGAAAGTTTTTAATTGACAAGGTTCATTCTCCCCTTGAATTGTCAGGTTTTATGGTTTATTTATGCTTTATACCATTTAACCTTATTTCATAATCTCTCGATGTCATTTTCCACACACAAATCTCCATACTGAATTTCAACAATAATTAAAGGTTGTGTTCCGGTATTCTTTAGTTGGTGCCATTCTCCAACGCCAATTTTAATAGTATCATCGATTCCCAACTGTTGAACTTCTTGTTTTACACCATCTTTTTGTGTATAAACCACGCCTTGGCCGTTTTCTACAAACCAAAGTTCATTTCGCTTAAAGTGCCTTTGCATACTAATTGATTGATTTGTATTCAAAACCAATCGTTTTAATTTAACGTTGTGTGTGTCGTTTTCAAAATAAGTTGTGTGGTGCCCCCAATTCCTGTAAACCTTTTGTTGAGACCATTCTTTAAGTATCCAAGAAGATGAATTCATTTTGTTTTCACCACCAACACCAAAAATAAACTCAACATTTTCTACTTCTGTATCCATCTCTGGTATGTTTTCTTTGGTTTGGTCACCACCATTGGCAAAAACAATTGTATTTCTAGGAAACATTTCACGAACTTTTTTGAACTCTTGTGAACTTAAAATGTCGTTGACTATTTCTGCCACTACTAAATTTGTATTTAAATAGTTTTGTAAACCAGATTCATCAGGTTCACGTTTAAGATAATTTAAATACACTGCACGAATTATTTGTTTTCTACTAGTGTTTTCTTCGCCCAGCACCGGCGGTGGAATAATTCCAGGTTCATGAAAATGCACAGCCACATCTTTGCCAGTAAGTTTGTCAAATACTGTTGTATACCCATCGTGCGGCACTTCATCAAAAAGTTTAACAAGATACTCAGATTCGTGTTTTAAGGATATTTGTTTAAACCTGTGACACAGCTCAGTGTAAAAACTCAACTGATGATTGGATTTAAATAAATTGTATGTGTCAACCAGGGCTTCGTATATTATTTTGTTCTTAGGTTCTGCTGCCAACAGTCCTTGGAAATAACAAGTTTCATTTGGATGGCAAGCCTGTGTTGTAAAATAACTAAAATTTTCAACGTAATAGTTCAAATCAATTTTTAATTGCAAGTCGCTGTCTACAAAAACTCCACCATTCAAATATAAAAAGTAGTAACGAAACAAATCTGCTTTGTACTCACCACGAGGTATGTTTTCAAAAACTTCTACTATGTCTGGGAACTGTTGCAATGGGTTGTGTTTGAAAAATTGTACAATTTCCAAATCTGTAAAATGCAAATATTTCCAACCAGCAATAAAATTACCAAGGTCATCCAATACATATTGATCCAACTTGTTCTTTGACGTTTGCAGTAAAATTTTTGGTATCATTGAATTGTTTTGTATTCGTCTGAATTTTTTATGTCGTGTAATATTTGTTCCAAAGTCATGTCAGAGTTCAAATAAAAGTTCAGCCCTCCTTCATCCGCGTTGCGATTTAGATAATTCACATAGTATGCGTTGATTTGTTCAGCTCTGGTTCCTTTAATCACCATCATTTTGATACTTATTTCAGATATGATATTATTTTTTTCATAAGCATATTCTTCAATTTGTTCTACTGTTTTGCCATGTAAAATTTCTTTGTATCGGTCATCGGGCACATATGAATATGAGATTAATTCTAAATCAATATTTAGATATTGTCCCAATCTTGATGTGGCGGCATTGGCAAGAAAATCATTGTGGTTTCTTTTTTGCCCAAACATGCTCATTCCAGGAGCAGTTATCGCTCGCTTGTGTGTGGCATCATGAAAGAAATTGTGACTGGTATAGTGCGGAACTTTAATATCTATACTGGCACCAGGAGCACAAACTCTGTATAGTTCTTTCAATGCGTGAAAGTATCCTTCGCCCAAATGCTCCAACACATGATGAGCAATTACATGAGTCACACTATTGTTTTCAAAAGGCCATGTGTCTTTTTCTAAGTCAAACACAAAGTCTGGATTATAATAATTAGAGTAGTCACAATTTAAGTATCCTGGAAAGCTGGTGCTTCCGGCACCTATGTTAATTTTAATTTGTTCGTTGTTAAGTATTTTCATATTATTACTCATTGTTGTGCAATTTTTTTTTTGACCATGTATTCGTCAGACTGTAACAATATATTTTTAATTTCTTCAATACTTTTATTTGAATTTAAATAGTGTTCTAAACCTTCATTATCAGGTTTTCGGTTGAGTATTTTTTTATATAGTTCAGATATACTAACGTATTTTTCAAATAAAGTTCTTTCAAATAAACCTTTATAATTTGAAATGACAACACTATTTTCTAATTCGGTATTTGTATAACTTCCGTCATAAAACTCTTTTAACAACGAGCCATCTGGAGGGTTGTTTTTATCAACATCATGTGCAGACAATTGAGAATGCCATATGTGAGATATGTAGGAATTTACAATCAAAGATTTGGCCGTTTGTTTTAATTCAGCATCTATAAACAAATTAAACTGATGAGTTTCTATTGAATAAATTTTTTCTATTGATACAACATTGTCAATTAAATTTTGTTCTAGAACAAATTTGGTAAGTAAGTTTGGACCAATATCTCCCCATTGAGGTAAATTATAATTATAATACTCGCATACAGCTTTTATTTGATTGCAAAACTTTAATGATATATCATAATCAGCATAAATTGCTGCCGTATTAACCGATAAATTGCTAGAGTTCTGTAATCCAGCAACAAATGGTTTGTTTTCTCTAAGTTTTTTAAATTCTTCTGAAGATTTTAAACAATAACAATCAGTATCAAACCACCAACCACCAAATTTATTAATGAGTTTCCACCTGAATACATCCGAAAACGCAGACATAGATGTATGAAATTCTTTTGAACCATCAGTAATTTTAAAATGTTGTTGTTTGTATTTTGTCAAATGTTCTTCTGGTAATATTAACCTAGCATCACAAGATTCTGCTCCATCTACCTGTATATTGGTATATGACCAAATTCTTGTATCAAATCCTTGCTTAACAAATGATTGAATACAAACTTTTTCTAAATTGGTAAGTTCGCCATGCCAAAATAAATGTGCTATTTCTTTATTCATTGTGTCACATTTAATGTTTTATATTCGTCAGATTGTAACAATATATTTTCAATTTCGTCTATAGAATACCTACTACTCTGATAATGATGTAGACCTGATGAATCAGCTTCTCTTTTTAATATTTTTTTATATAATTCATTGATTGACTTTATACGATTAATTTCACTAATTGTGCCAACAGACCTATTCATAATTAAATTATAGGTATTAGCCAAGTTTTGAAATTTTTGAGATTCAATTATATTGTATTTGCAAAATAAAATATTATATTGATTAGTATATTCATAATCACGCAATATTGGAACAAAACCGTGTTGTGATAAAAATATGCGGATGTCTGTATCTAATTTTTGATTCTGCCAAAATTCATAATTTTCCACTTCTATTTTTATGACATTCACATTAGGCAATATGTCAGTTGCACCTTCAAGTGCTTGATGTGCCGCACCTTCTAAATCTACCCACAGAGCTACAGAATCTAGTGTGTTAATTTTATCATTAAAATAACCGTTTAACGTAACGGCTGGTACGGTGATATTTTCATAGATTACATTATCATCGCTGCGAGATAATAACGAATCGTTTCCTTTTATTTTAGGAATGTTAAATTCACCAATTTTGGTGTGTATTTTAAAAGTTATTTCACCAGTTTGATTAGATATAGCAATATTTAAATAATTTATTGTAGTATTATCAAACAATGATTTAAATTCATTATAATTATATGTATTTGCTTCAAATGCATATACCTTTGTGTTAGGCAAAATTTGGTGAACTAATCTAGATGTTTGACCATTAAATGCACCGGCTTCAATAAAAATGTCACAAGGAGAAACTTCTGTAATTAATTTATAAAATATAGTGTCCAATAATAATACAGATTTTTGTGAAGTTTTATTTATAATATCATCATAATTTGCTGTATATAAACATTCGTTATGCATTAACGCATCATATCTAGAATCACTGAGATACTGCTTTTCTATACTTTTTTGGTGATTAATAATATATTCTTGAGGTAATGACACAGAATGATAATTTGGATTTAGTTCAAAAATTTCATGCACTCGATTTACCCATTGCCCACGAGTCTTGTTAACTATTCGTGTTGAGTAAGTTAATATAATGGTTCTATCATCTACTTGAAATTTAATATTGCGTATTTCTTTATTTTCTAATTGTGAATAACCAACATAGTATTTTTCAAGGTCATTTGCTTGTAGTGGTGTGTCATTTATATTTTTACATCCCAACTCACTTATTTCATTTATTTTAATAGCTCCAATGTTTTCTGGTATATTAACTAAGTATTGATTTAAATAATTTCTAGTATCTTCACAATACCATTCATCAGCATCTGCAATAATTATCCAATCATTTTTACACAAACTCAATGCGAGGTTTCTTTGTATGGAAAAATCGTTTGGCCATGGATTAACCACAACGTTACAACCCAATTGTTTGCAAATTTTAACAGTATTGTCTGTGCTTCCACCATCAACCACAACAATATCTTCTACCAATTCTATTTTTTTTAAACTAAGAATTGCTCGCTCTATGTATTGTTCTTCATTTAATGCAATGATACAGGCACTTACTTTCATACTCTTTTTAACCTACTGATTTTTTCATTGACTCTCGCCAAATTTTCTTGTGTTATTTGTTCTACAGTTTTTGGCACAGGATCGTTTACACCGTGTATCAATTGAAACAACGGGTCAATTTTGGCAAAGTCTTGCCATTTCTGGTAATTTCGTTTTCCAGTAATGCCAATGTTGTGATAAAAACGTTCCTTCAACAACGGATTCATGAATGTGCAGTCGGGGTCTGATTGTATTCCGCCAAGGCCGTAGTTTTTATTTAGGTCATTGCAAGACACACCAGTGTTGGCCAGTGCTCGATTGATGGCATATCCGTCAAAGAACTGACCAAACGAATTGAACTCAACTGGATTCATGTAAAACGATTCAAATCGATCCAGGAATCGTTGCTTGTCTGCGTGTTCGGCATCAAATATAACAATGCCACTTTCGACATGCTCGCTGCCAGATTCTTTTTGGCAGGCTATAAAATTATTTTGCAACGCATCTGTCACAAATGTATCAAACTCGTAACTTTTAAAAATACAGTCAGCATCTAACCATATCACATAACAGTTGGTGTTGTTTTTTAATTGGTCAATCATGACAAATGATTTGAAACTAAACTTGACTGCCAGGTCTTTGTTCCACTGCTCGTGTGTCGACTTTTCTCTAAACAGTTTGACCCAAGTCGAGTGGTCAGGAAGGGCTGTGTCAAAATCAACTACACTGACTCGGTTTCTGTCATAATCCAATGTATTTGGATTCATTCCGTCAACATACACTACAGCCGTAATGTGTTTGTAATTTTTAGTAAACTCTAAAAAACTTTCTATCCAATATTGGCCGTATACATAATATCCATTTTTGGAAAAGGTCGTGACAAATTTAATTTGTTTCATTGTCCGCACACTCCAAATACATCTTGCTGTTGGGTTCTCCAAGATTCATATCTGTTGTCCCAAGACACACTACCAGTCAGATGATGTACCAGTGTATCATGTGTTGGTGCAGGTGAAAAAGCATTACTTTTGTATGAGAAAAATTTTGTTTTTTCTTGTTTGACTTGTTCTACGGTGTTGTAATAGTCTCCGCCTTGGAACATTGACTCTGCATCATTTAATCCATAATGCCGCAATAGACCATAAGACCAGGCATTTGCTCCAAAGTCTTGGACAGGTGTGGGTGAGTCCTTGCTCAAGTACCAGGGGGCTTTGTAAAATTCCAATAGTGTTTGTAAAACTGTGTATATTGCTGGATGCTGAGGTGCAGCAGCAAATACAAAATTGTTGATGGCGCCGTGTGGAGTTTCCACTCCAACAATTAGTTCATCCGTATCATGAATCCATTGTGCGGCCGGTACCAGGCATTGGGTATCCAGGTCTGCGTAGATTCCGCCGTAGACATAAACAACCGCCACTCGCCAGACATCGGCTTTCATTACTCCAAGTGGCAAAGACATGTACATTTGATAAAACTCGGTGTCAAAGTGGTCACGCACAAATCGTTCACATCGAGCATCGTCAAAATAATACCAAACATGGTCTGGATTTAGCTTCAGCCAGGTCCGTATTGAATCAACTGATTGTGAGTCGGGATACTGCGTCTTATAGGTTTGCCAAATTGTTTTTGGTATCATAATAAATTAGAGTTCGGTTTATCTTCGTTTCAATCTACTTATTTTGCTGTTTACTGCGGCTAAATTTTGTGCTGTGGTAAACCTTGCCAAGTCTGTTACCCACCATGTCAACAGATCCAGCTCGTTGCCTACAAAATACGAGCAAGGATCAATCTTAACATTTTTCAATAACATGGGTTGACTTATGACCAGTAGATGATTTCGCCGGTGGTTGGGTTGTAGGCCATGTTGAAGAATCCACTTGGTAAACTACCACCGGTGCCACCATTGCGGACTGGTTTGACTACGAATATTTCCTCGGCACTTGAAGTTAATACAGAGCCGGTGGCATTTATACAAATCGAGCGTGCGCCTTGATAGTTGGAGCCAGCAAGCCGTCCAATTGCTATAGAATTTTGACCTTGCCCAAGAAAACCAGCTTGGTCACCAATAGCAATAGCAGAATTGGCTTGGGAGGTCTTTCCTGCAAGAACACCGATGGCAACGGCATTGGCGCTTTGACTGGTTTGTCCGGCCTCAGTACCAATGGCAACGGAATAGTTACCTTGATTTGTTATGGCGGTTTGGTAACCAACAGCAACAGTTTGAGTGCCTTGTGATTGATAACCAGCACCGTAACCAATGGCCACAGCATCCTGGCTTTGACTTGTAAAGCCACTCTGTAGGCCAATTGCTATCGAGTTTCTGCCTTGACTGCCTGCGGCCGCATTTTCACCAATCGCAACAGCGCTGTTACGTTGAACGGTTTGACCGGCCCCTCGCCCAATGGCAACCGAACCTTCACCTTGACTTAACGAGCCAGCCCCGGTACCGATGGCCACACCGTCCGTACTTTGTGTAGTTTGAGCAGCCTGGTTACCAATAGCAATACCTCGTGTGCCTTGAGCTGCGTTGGCAGCACGATAACCAATGGCCACACCAATTCCACCTTGAGTTATCTGGCCAGCTCCGGTACCGATGGCCACAGCGCCAGCGCCTTGAGTTGTTTGACCGGCATTGGGGCCAACGGCCACAGCGTCAAGATTTTGGTTAGTTAGACCAGCACTGGAACCAATGGCAACCCGTGTGGACATATTAGTACTAGTAACATTACCAGTCACACTCAAGTTGCCGTTGACGACCAAGGGCTGTGGTGTTTCAGTTACATTGCCATAAGGATCCACCGTGACTATGGGCAAAGGAGTGACAATGTTGTTGTCAATGAGAACATCGCCGGCCAATGCAGAATCGGTCACAAATGTACCATCAGTTTCAAATATGTATGTGCCAGATACATTTGATGTCACAGGAACAGTAGTGGAAACTGATAAAGTAGTAAGTTCATCAAATGAGCCAGTAGGATATTGACTTGTATTTTGATAATATAATATCCAAGAAATTTGGGCTCCTAAATATTCTACAGCAGTTACTCTTCCTGTATAAGTACCAGTGGTGCCGTTGATTGTAGTAAAGGATATTGTTGATCCAACTGGAATAGTTGAGAATGTTGGAGTAAATGAACTTGATAGCGGCAGTGTCAGTTGGCCAGGATTGAAAGCAGTCCGTAACGGATTTGGAGCTGGCCAATTTGATGATGTGTAATTATTAGTTGTTGTAACATTGGCTGTCACATTACCACTGGTACTGATTTGTGCTGCATCGTTGAATGATACATTTGCTACGTTAGCAGTGAATGTCCAGTCACCTGTACTGCCGCCACCACTTACTGGTATATTACCACTGCCTAGCAATGATGTTCCGTTAATTGTTTTGATATTTGTGCCAGATACTAGAGTGTCTTGTTTGGTGTTAGCTACGCCATAAACATCAGAAACCCTATCATCTCTTGCAAGGATTATGCCTCCTGCTGTGGATCCATCACCAACAGTAACAGTTTTCTTTTGTGTATCAACAAACAACTCACCTGATGCAGGTGTATTTGCAGTAATCTCAGCGGTTGTTCCCCGTCTTAGTTGTAGTGTTTTTGGCATTTCTGTTTAATCCTTGTTATTAATTGATAATATTTATGTGTTTAAATCTTCTGCTCCAGAATCAATCATCAAATCCTGTGTACCGGATTGCAACATTAAATCACCAACAGGACCAGATGGTATTCTAGAAACCAATGTTGTTCTTATAAAATCTACCGTAGTATCGGAATTAAAGGGTGTTACATAAATCACTACATTTCCTGAATTAATTACACCATCAACGGATATTAAAGGTGTGGTATAATTATTTGCATATTCAACAATGAACACATTAATATCATTATGATTCAAAAGAATTTCTGTGCTGTGTACATCCGAATCACTAACCGATTGAATTAAATATTTTGCAGTTCTATAAACAGAAGAACTGAACATATCCATCACTTGATTGGCTGACGTTGTTGAAAATGATGTGTTAGATTCGTAAGGATTGCCCGTGTTCGCTTTGTTATAAGCCGCTTGAGCAGTTTGAGATGCATTATTGGCTGTATTAAATGCTGATTGTGTATAGTTTGCAGGTGCAGCTGCCGTATTTTGTGTTGTTGCATCAGCAAAAGTGATACGATTCTTTAACACCAATCCAGTATTAAATTGGAATCGAGCAATTTCAGAATTAACGCCTTGACCATTGAGAGAAAATACAATGTCTTTAGGTGTTGTTGTGCTTAATACAAGAGCGCCGCCACCTGTTGATGTATTACCTGAAACATACAAATATCCATCATTTGGTCCTGTTAATTCAAAACCTGCTTGATTGTATAATGATGAATTGATACCCATATTGATGAAGGTATCACTATCAGAACCATTGTCAGCAGTTGCTACAAAATCAGCTGAAGCATTGACGTTAACATTTTTGTTCTGCATAACAATCTGTGCATATGACGAACTGTTACCAATTGCTTCAATAAGTGCATTAGGGAATAATACTTGACCATTGGCTAGGCCAAAATAACCTGTGCCTTTGAGATATAGATTGTTGTTTGATGCAATTGAACCATTTACACCAAGTGCAGAATCCCATGTATTGGTGCCTGTTGCACTTGAAGCAATGTTCAATGCACCACTCATGGTGTCGCCAGATTTTAATACAGTATTAAATGCACGTGCATTAGCTGTATTGGCTTGTGTATATGCAGCTGCAGCAAAATTGTTAATTGCTATAATGTTATTGTTTTGTGTAACATCAACACCTTGGGTTACAATTGTGTTTGCTTGAGCAGAGTTAGCAGTATTTCTGGCAAATTGGTCGATGCCAGAATCACCTCCACCTCCACCTCCACCACCGGCTGTTGTTTGAACTGTTCCGTCCGGGAACACAACACCACCAGAAGTTGTATATAATGTAGGTGCAGAAATATTAGCGACAACTAATGTGTTGTTAGAAGAATAGAATGATAAACTGGAAGAGTTTGATACTACACCGGTAGAATTAGCAAATAAAACAGCATTGGCCAAATAAGTAACCGCTGCTGCGCCAGTATTTGCTTTGTTATAAGCCGCTTGAGCAAATTGATTAACAGATGTAATCGTAGCATTTTGTCCAAGATTCACACCTTGAATGATACTAATAGCAGTATTTTGGTCGGTGTTGATTGTTTCAATACTTTGAATACGAGTGTTTTGAGTATCATCAACTCCAGCAATATAAGATACATTAGAACTAATCCAAGAGTTTTGAGTATTATCTATACCTTGAATAATACTAATATTGCCTGCATTTGTATTAGCTTGATTATAAGATGAAACCGCATACTGATTAACAGATGTAATGGTAGCATTTTGTCCAAGATTCACACCTTGAATGATACTAATAGCAGTATTTTGGTCGGTGTTGATTGTTTCAATAGCATTAAGTCTGGTATTTTGTGTTAGGTCTACACCTTCAATACCACCGATACGGGTATTCTGTGTTGCATTGATACCATCATTATAACTGATTGATGTATTGGCATAGTTATAAGCATTGTTTGCATGATCATACGCTGACTGAGCATACTGATTAGTCTGATTGGCTGTTTGATATGCCGAAGCAGCATACTGATTAACCTGAGTGATTGTAGTATTCTGGTCGTTATTAATTGTTTCAATACTATTCAGGCGAGTGTTCTGAGTTGCATCAATACCGGATATCAATGAAACATAATTTGCAAAGTTAACTCCACCAATGACTGCTGTAGTAGCAATTACATTGGCTTTCACATAATCTGCATTAAGGTTGGCCGTTCTAAATGAAGGGTCGCTAATATTAATGTCGTTATTGCCTGATATTTCAGGTATATAACCTTGGAACAAATAGTAATCTTTATTTGTGTGCTCACGGAACAAACCAGTATGAGCATTGGCGCCATCATTGTAACTTCCAGCAAAACCAATGTCGAGTGTATCTGAGTAGAAGTTACCATTGGCCAACAGAATCATTGGGTCATTAACCTCTAACAGGTTTGTATTGACAGTAGTTGTTGTACCTAATACGCTTAAGTTACCTGTTACAGTTAGATTATTATTGCCAGAGATAACAACGGGACCAGTAATTGTACCGCCAGCAGAAGCAAACTTGGTGTTCGCATGGTCATAGGCTGATTGAGCAAACTGATTGACCTGTGTTATTGTGGTATTTTGGTTTTGATTAATTGTTTCAATACTATTCAGACGAACATTTTGTGTCGCATCTGTGCCTTGAATAATGGCAATGGCAGTATTCTGGTCTACATTAACGGTCTCAATAGAATTTAATCGAGTATTCTGTGTATTATCCACACTCTCGATGATAGACATCCGAGTGTTTTGGTCATTGTTGATGGTCTCAATAGAACTTAAGCGAACATTCTGTGTAACATCAACACCTTGTGTAAAGATAGTGTTGGTCTGTGCAGAGTTGGCCGTTGCATAGGCAGATTCAGCATACTGATTAACTTCGGTGATTCTCGTATTCTGTGCTAAATCTACACCTTGAATACCAGCAATTTGAACATTCTGTGTCGCATCAACACCTTGTATAATAGTAATGGCAGTATTCTGGTCTTGATTAACAGTTTCAATTGAATTCAACCGAACATTCTGTGTCGCATTGGTGCCTTCAATGATAGACATACGGGTGTTCTGTGAATTATCCACACCTTGGAAGTATGCCTGATTGGCCGAGATCCAGTTGTTCTGTGTACTGTCTACACTTTGGAAATAAGCCACATTAGAACTAATCCAATTGTTCTGCGTATCATCTACACTTTGGAAGTAAATAACATTAGAAGTGATCCAAGCATTTTGCGTGGCATCAACACCTTCTATGATTGTCATACGGTTGTTTTGTGCTACATCAACCGTTTCAATAGAACCTAACCGAATATTTTGAGTGGCATCTACACCTTCGATGATGGTCATTCGAGTATTCTGTGACACATCAACTGTTTCAATACTATTCAGGCGTGTATTTTGTGTATCATTAATGCCTACTTGCAACGCATTGTTCGATGCAATCCAAGTATTCTGTGTGGCATCTACACCTTGTGTATAGATGGTGTTTGCAGTTGCTAGATTGGCTGTATCATATCCCGATTTAGCATACTGATTTAAGAATATAATGTTCTGTGCATTAGTATTAGCCTGAGCATACGATGAAGCCGCATACTGATTGACATAACCTAGATTGACCGCAGTTGTATTTGCATAATTGCCAATGAAGTGTGCATAGTTACTGACAGCTGCAATCTCAGTATTCTGCCAGACATTGGTACCTTGTATGATACTAATGGCAGTATTCTGGTCTTGATTAACAGTTTCAATTGAATTCAACCGAACATTCTGTGTTGCATTGGTACCTTGTATGATACTAATGGCAGTATTCTGGTCTTGATTAACAGTTTCAATTGAATTCAACCGAACATTCTGTGTATTGTTAACGCCTTGAATATAAACCAGATTGTTGGTAAGATTGGCCGTAACGGTATTGGCTTGATTGAAAGCCGATTGTGCAAATGACACAATGGCATTACCACCAATAGTAAGAATATTGGTGTTAGAACCGATGTATAGTACACCGGATTTGTATGAGAAGGCTAACTGACCATCGAGTAAACTCTGTGGGGCATTATTAACTGATGATCGAAGGATTTGTAGGGAAGTATTGGCCATTTAAAAAAATCCTTCATCTAAATTTCCATTTACTCTTATAACAGATTTTACTACAAAACTGTCGGTGTTGGCTTGATAGACAATGACATCATCATCTTGAACATTATTCAAAGAAAGATCGGTAGAACCTTTAAGTGTTCGTATGCCGTAGTTTAATGATCTTACTTCACTGGATTGTTGAGAATTAACCTTGACCTGTATAACTGCCGGAGTAGTTACTGTAACATTGGGCATAAGACAGTACCTTAAAATTTAGTGACTTGAGGAATAACATTTACAATTCCTTCTAATACTCTGGTCACGGTGTTTGTAGTATCTTTAATTGCCACATCATAAACATATCTTCCAGCTGCAATGTTAGCCGTTGTTGGCGCATTTAATGTTAAAAGTATAACTCCTGAGGTTGGAATATTAATTGCAACATCAAATTGAGCAGTTGTATTGGCAGAATAGTAAGATTTACGAATTTGACTTTTGGCGGTTACACCGGTCAAATTAAGAGGAGTACCATCAACATTATCTAATGTAATATTGGTGGTAAATGTGGTTCCTTGTTCTAAAAAAAGTTCTTGGTATGCGGCAGCCATCTTATATCCTGTATATAATTTCTTTAAGGTATTTAGTCAACACCTATTTGATGCAAAAGTAAATGGACTTTTTGGACTTTTGAAACTGAGGCAAAAAATTCTTGGGCCGGAACGCAAAAAATCGAATTTTTTAATTATTTTATTTTATGCTTGGGGCTGCTCTAAAACTGGTGGTGGCACATTAACTATTGGCAAAATTTCGTTTGCTACTGTGTCAAAATAAAATTGGTCGGCAACAACGCTGTCATCACAATCAACCCAAAACAATGGAGGAGCAACTTCAAATTCCATATTGCAAACTTCAGCAACTCGGCATGAGTTAGGATATGTGCTAAAGACTGGTTGATTTGTTCCTACCCAACTTGTAATGTGTTTAATTAAAGTATTATTGGGACTAATAAGTGCTTTTTTCATTTTTTATCCTTTTACCATTCAACAATAACTGCGCCACTTGATCCAGCGCCGCCACTTCTGCCGTCTTGGCTAAACAGAGCAAGACCACCAGAGCCACCATTACCAAATGAATTGGCAAAAAATCCATTGCCTGAAGGACTTTCGCCGGGAGCACCTTTACCAAACGGACCGCCACCACCAACTGAAGCCGTATATTCTGTAGCTCTCGTTCCGCTACCTCCGCCAGAAGCGCCACCTGCTCCAGATGACAGAACGCTGCTGCCCACCAAATTGATGGAGTCTCCGCCATCACCTCCATCAATTCTATAAGTACCTCCTGATGATCCTTGTCCATTGCCGCCTTGACCGCCAGAACCAAACGTGGAGGATAATCCCCCAGTACCACCTAAAGCCGAAGCAAAAGCACCAAAAGATGATGTTCCGCCTGATTCTCCTGGAAACGGAGTAAAAAAATTATACGTGCCGCCAGCACCGCCAGCACCAACGGTTGCAGCAATTGTTGTTCCTGGCGTTAATCCTGTTAAATACCCAGTTACAATTGCGCCACCACCGCCACCACCGCCACCATTCGGGCCGCCTTGGAGTGCGCCGCCACCACCACCGCCGCCGCCTACTACGGTAATTTTAACTGCGGTTATACCTGAAGGGACTGTAAATGTTCCTGAACTTGTAAAAACTTGACCTCTAGCACCAACATAAGGGGAAGTTGCACTATTTGTAACCGTAACCGCTCCGGTAGAGCCTGAGATTGAAATACCAGTACCAGCGACAATAGATGTCACTCCACCGTTTCCAGCTGTGCTTGCAAAGTTTACTGATTGGCTACCAATATTGTTGGTGGTGATAAATGAACCACCAGAAGCTGGGTTGGTTGCAGTTGCAGCATTACCTGCGCCGGTGATGAATCCTGCACCATTAGTCAATTGATTTGTGTTTGTTACATTCGTAGCACCAGCAGCAATACCATCTAGTTTTGCAGCGTAAGTGCTGGTCATAAATCCATTTACACTGGATGTCGCTGCGGGCATACTGATTGCCGGAGTTGTACCACCAGAAGATACTACCGGAGAAGTGCCGGTTACCGTGGATACTGGAGTATATCCTAAAGCAGTTGTTACTACACCACTAGTAACACTCGAAATTTTATCGGAAGTAATAGAACCAGCCAATTGAGCATTAGTTATGGTGCCTGTTAACTGAGTGGTAGCAATACTTGGTGTTGCATTTGCAGCAAAAATAATTCGACCTTGAGCATCAACAGTAACCACAGAGTGTTGTGTGGTGCCGCCATAGTTTCCTGGTGTAACTGTAGTGTTTGCTAAAACTGAAGATGTGACTCTCGTTGTCATTCTTTAATTTCCTTTATTTTTTAATTCAGCAATTTCTGCTCTTAATAAAGCAATTTCTTTTGCCAATTCGATTGCTGATACCATTGCAGCTGCTCCGTAATTTACTGATAACATGCCGTCTTTATCTGTTTGAACAGCTTCTGGCATAAGAGTTTGTAAAGACTGTGCTGATACTCCAACCTGTGTATCTTTAATATCTGTTCTATTGTAAATGCCAGACTTAATGTTAGCTAATTTGGAGACAAAGTTTTTTTGTACAGGACGCCAGTTAGTTTTTACACGTTCATCTGAGAAAGCGGTTATGTTTCCAACCGCAGTAAAGTTACCCGATGCATCGGTGTAAATAATACCACCACCACCTTCATTTAAAACGTACCAAAGGTTACTGTTTACGTGAACAGCAAAGTCCGCTTGATCCGTATCCCTAAGCCATAATGTCGGTGCACCAGAGCTTATTTCACCAGATGAGCAAGACAAGGTTCCGCCAACTAAATTGGTGGCATTGGTAGCAGAACCAGCAGAACCAGCAGAATTAGCATAATTAACACTAAAGTTTGATGGGTTCCATACACGCATGACATTACCGTCATTAGTGCCCCATAGCCATGAGGGTTGACCACTTTGGCCAGAATATCCCCAATCCGATGTAGTTGGGTACGGCCGACTTGAGACGTTACCCCAAGCAACTGCACCCGCAGAACTTGCAAAGTTTACTGACTGGCTACCAATATTGTTGGTGGTAATAAATGAACCACCACCAGCTGGGTTAGACGCTGTTGCGGAATTCCCAGAGCAAGAAGCTGCCGTTCCAGCGTTTGTAGCAGTCGCAGCATTACCATTAATAGAACCACTAATAGTAGAGTTGAAGGTTTTGGTTCCAGAAATAGTTTGGTCACCTGAGGTATAAACTCCATTAGTTACGCTACCAGCATTTCCTGTAATGCTATGTGAAAATGTGGTACCTGAATTTGCCAAACTGTGAACAAATGCCGTAGTAGCTACTTGTGTATTACTTGTAGATGTTGCCGGTGTTGGAGCTAAAGTTAATCCAGTAAATGTAGCCGATGATAGTGCCGCTTTTCTACTTTCCAAGTCTTGTATTGCTAATTGAATCGTGTTTGCCGATGAAGGAATAGAACCTTGAGGCGTAGTAAAGCTAATATTATTTGCGTAATATGGATTAATAATGTAACCATCAACTTCAATTAAAATTGCTGTTCCGGTTGGTGGTGATGTTGTAAATGTAACAATACTGTTACTTGTTTCAGTATATCCAGAAGCAAATTGCCTTACACCATCAAAATAAACTCTTAATTGTGAAGAACCAGGAATATATGTTGGTGTAGTATATGCTAAACCAGATCCATTTCCTGTGTAACTTAATCGTGTTGAATTAATTGTTGTTCCTGGTACTGCTCCTCCACCTCCACCAGTACCGCCAGGTGCCCAATAAAATGTTCCTGGACCACCAGTTGTTAATACATAACCGGCTATAGTTCCTGTTGGTAATAAATTTGTTAATGCTTGAGCTGCTGAAGTTGCTGAAGTGCCGCCTTGAGATAATGCCAAAGCATTAGATAGTGTTAAACCATTAAATGTTGGTGAAGCAGAAGTTCTTAAATCTTGTGGCGTATTAATTGTTAGTGTATTAGCAGAACCAACAATTGTCATACCGTTGGTACTGGTGAGTGTTGTTACACCACTTGTTGCGTTTGCAGTACCTGTAGTACCAATAAATGTATTTGAAGATGTGTTTGCTCTATTAAAAGCTGTAACTGAATAATTATTAAGAGCAGTAATATTGGTGTTTTGTGTTGCATCGACACCTTGAATGATTGCAATGGCTGTATTCTGTGTGTTACATACATTTTGTAATTGCAACACAGCAGCCGATGTGGCCACATTTGATGTACTAGCCGATGTAGTCGAACTGCTTAGATATTCATCCGTTAATACTCTATAAAATATACCATTATTAACATTATTCGTTTCAAAAACATCAGATGTTTCATTCCAGCGAATTGCCGCATTGGCACCAGAACTTCCTCTGTTTACACCAAATAAACTATTTTGACCAGTTGCTGATCCCGCATTAATAGTAAAGTTATTGGTATTGTATACCGTTGTGCCATTAATTACAAAATTACCACCAACACTTAATTGACCTGTCGTTTGTAGGTTATCAAAATAGGCCTCTGTTGCTGTATTGGCATCAAGCTTTGTTGTTACGGTTAATGTTGGTACCGTTATTGATGTATTCGCAATCAATACGCCTGTACGAGTTGTTCCCGATACACTCAGAGTAGGTGAACTTAAACCTATGTTGGCACTAATATTAGTTGCTGTAACTATTGCTGTATTAACCGATGAGTTGGCTTGGAGTGAGTTAACAAAACCCGTTCCTGTAACTGATATTGTTGCTGTATTTACTGATGAGTTCGCTTGGAGTGAGTTAACAAAACCCGTTCCTGTAACTGATATTGTTGCTGTATTTACTGATGAGTTGGCCTGTAACACATCAACCGAGCTCAAACCAGATACACTTAATGTTGTTGAACTCAAGCCAGTATTAGCACGAATATTATTACCAATAATATTTTGAGTGGCCGTAACAATGGCTGTATTAACGGATGAGTTTGCTTGTAATGTATCTGTTATTGATGATGAAGAAATTGCAAGTGTTGAACCTTCAATCGATGTATTTGATCGTAGTGAATTGGTTAATGCTTGTCCTGTAACATTTAATGTTGCACCTAAAATACTGGTGTTTGAACGCAAAGTATTAACTATTGCATTACCTGATGCTGTTAATGTTGTTGTTCTAATTAAATTATTTGAAGAAATATCATTTACAAATACATTACCAGAAGCATTAATTGTTGTTGCTCTGATTAAAGTGTTTGCAGTTATTTGATTGGTAATAATATTTTGACGAATAATGGCACTATTGGCCACATCTAGAGTAAAACCAGAACCATTAATAAAAACATTCGACAGAGCGGTTGTATCACCAATCACCGAAAGCGTTCTCGAAACAATACTAGAACCAAGAATAGCAGCTTCGGTAACAGACAGACCTGTACCAGCACCATTAAGAATTAATGTACCACTATCTTTTGTATAGTTGTTTGCCGCTAAGTTATTGAGTTCAACAGACTGCCTATTCTGTTGAGCGAGCAAATCTCCAAAAGTATTTGTAAAATTTAAAATTGGTACAGTATTGGCCATTATTGTTTTCCTGATAACTGAAGTAACAGTTCTTTGATAGTTCGAACATCATCTTTTACTTCATTAATTTCATTTCTTATGTTATTTATTTCGTTTTTTTGGTTGGTTAACAATCTTGATTTCATTTTATAATCTTCCAAACCAGATATATCCGTGTTAATTAAGGCCATAGTGTGTGTATCTCTAACATAGGTTGTGTTTTCTACTTTTACTATGGCCATATTACACCTGTGATGGTAAAGCGATTGCACGAATATCCGACAGGTAAGGTACCGCAGTCTTATCAGATGTAGCTAAAACAACCTTAATAGCAAATTGACTGAAATCGTTATAAGTTTGGCCAGAAACATTGCTGATATATTCAACATAATTCTGTGCCACTCCGCCTGTACCAGGTGCTGCAACAAATTCAAATGTGCTTTCTCTGGTTTGTGAATATAACGAATCTGTATTGTTAATCAAAGTCATTAATTGCCAGTTACCCGAATCAAATGTTTGCGTGTCGCTTCTCGATAAAACTTTATAGTAAACATAGATGTTGGTATTGACGGGACGATATGCGGTAAAGTATACACGCATATCACCAGATTCAAATCCTTGATTCAGAATAACACGTTTGGTTATGTATCTTGCTTCGGCATTGCCGCCTGAAGAAGATGTTTCACCTGCAATAGTAACGATTGCACCGGTACCAGGAGATGTATTAGCATCTGAAATGGTAATTGTTGGTGTCGTAGCATAACCAGATCCACCATTTGTGATAAAGATGCTTTGAATAACTCCATTTGCCACATTGGCCACAGCTGTTGCACCTGTACCAAAACCATTTGCAGAAGTAACTGTTACTGATGTGGTGTTTACATTATAACCCGAACCACCATTTGCAATAGTAATCATACTATTAGAAACGGGTAAATTATTAATTTTCCAATTAATTGTGTATACACCTAGACCATCATCTGAAATCATGGGAGATACAGCATCATCAACCGATGTCATATTTGCAAATAATGAGAATGAAGTGTTGGAGTTAGCAACAAGCACCCGTTCACCCAAACCATCATTCAAATAGATATCATCGTATGTTGGTGTACCATATTTACCTGGAGTAACACCTCTTGTTGGTGCTGCTGTTTTGGTTGAGTTCAATGTCGAAGCATATGAATAACTCAATGTGGTACTACCAGGAACAAAATCGGTTGTTGAGATATTAAATGCATCCACAATCACATTAGTATTGGCAACCGATGAAGCTGCACCATTAATTGTATTTGGATTGAGATAATATGACAAACCTTCTTCTGTCAACTTACGGTATGGTAATTTGTTTGGTACCACAAACTGTAATGTGGGTTGCGTACCAACAGAGAACACACAACGATCTATTGTGAACATCATCGATTCGTTTTGATCAGCAGTCCATGTCTGTGAGTTTTGCGATAAGAACAAGTTACCAACATATGGTGCAGAACTAATCTTAGTGATGGCTGTTGGTGTCGGATCCGTAGGTAAATTCTTTACGGATGAAGGTATTGCCGTGTCGCCATTTTCTGCGGTGTATATAGTGTACTCGTTAGACGTAGGACACTTTGCAATAAACGCATACAGTTTATTTGATTCCAAATACACAGGTGCTGGGAATTTAAATACTGTGTAGGTATTTGGATCCAAATAATGTGGATTATTAGAAATCTTAATGTTGTCGTTTGTTAAAACAACTTGTGAATTATCTAATGTATCACCGTTTGGATATCCATTTAATGTGCCAACAATAGTCAATTCTACCGGAGCATAATTTGTTGGTTTTGTTTTAAAGAACAATTTAATAGAATCGATAAAGATACCATTTGGATAATTTTCTTTATCAATAATAAATGTTTGAGCAACAGGATCCCATGGAGTTACATAGGTGTATGAAGTTACATTGGTTCTATCAGCTGTTTGTGTAAATGTATTCTTTGCAGAATCAATTGAAGATGCATAATTTACACCTTGTTTGGTTACTTGTAAACCAGAAGCATGAAAGGTGGCCTCAGAGATAGATGTTGCAGAGGTTATGTTACCACCAACTGAGTTATCAACCCTAAATGTTCTTTGACCGGTGTTAAATGTTCCTCCAGGTAAAGCAAAGACACCCGAAACCATGCCTGCTTCGTTTGTGGCCAGATCGCCAATAGAATATACATCTCTAGCGGCTGCCGTAATAGGAGTACTTAATGTGGCCACTTTGGTTGTACCGTTATAAGAAGATATTGTTGCTGATTGACCAACACCCGTACCACTAATAACATATAATGTTTTACCACTATAAATGTCGGTGTTCGAAGCCGTAGCAGCCAGCGTAATGTTCGTGGAAGTATTTACATTAACAATTACACCACCATTGTGTGTGAACGAAACGATTGTGCCGCTTGCTGTGGATGTTTGATATTGACCACCAGCATTGAATTGAGCATTACGAATGGTAACTCCGGCATTGAAAGTTTGACCCACAACATCACCAGCAAGATACAACCGGCAGCGTGTGCTATCATTTGGATAACGATAGAAAGAAACAATTCTGGCTGCAGGACTAAAATTGCCTCCAGCTAAGTAACCAACAGTATCACCATCAGTAAATGAACCACTAACATTGCTTAATTCTAATACGCTTGGCTTACGAATGTATTTGTTGATTAAACCATTATCAAAATAAAAATTAACATCTGTGTTTACAGTCATGCCATAAGCATTGAACACCAAGAATTGTGGCCGAATATAAGGTAACACACTTACATCGGTAATAAATCCAGCGGTTTCAACATAACTAGAATTTAATTTGTCGTAATAACCTAATACAGTTTGTTGTTGCTGTTCTGTGTATGTTGTGACTTGATTAATCTGTGTTAATCCAGCAAAATTACCTCCGGTATCACGAAGTACAGTATTATTTCGTTCAACTACACGATCTGTTGTTGTGCTTACTGTTGTTTTCCAATCGCCTACCTGCAACACATTGACCTGATCGCTTGCACGATATACTTGTAAATTTGGATCCACAATTAATAAATCGGGAGCTCGTTGAGTATCAACCCAATTGTCCATTGGAGGACTTAATGTAACGATGCCTTGATTCAAAGCAACAAGAAACGGATTCAAATTGGTTGTTCTTGAAGCAATTCGTTGTGACACTACATTGGCTGTTGTATATGGCAATGTAAAGAAGTTTGAATAAGAACTCTTTGAAATTTTAAATCCAAGATTGTTTGCACTTACCGCATCCAATTGACCCATATTATAAGCCAATGACAAGGATTGTAATGGAAAGTTTTGTACCTCTTGTGCAGCGGTCATTTGTTTTGTTCTGCGATTAATGGAGACATAATAATCACTAAGTGCCGCATCTGAAGCCGCATAACTAGAGAAATCGTCTACCAAAATACCATTTTTAAAACGATTCAATCCGTTACCATCAGGAATCTGGAGAGATGAAGCCCCCTTCTCTAATAAATTGAGTGCGGTATAGTATTCAATATTATTAACACGTTTTTCTAGTGCCGAAATATCACTCATCAACCAGCGTTTGTTTTTAACTCTCTCGATAGACAGGCTAGGTAACACACCAGAAGCTTCACCTGGAATATATGCTGTGTAGGGGTCGTGATACAGATTGGCAATCACCAATGATCCGTCTGGCTCAATAGGTGACAATGGATTAACCGATGGAGTTCCTTGAATGATTTCAAAGGAACGATCTTTACTCAATACCAATTTGTCATATCGACCTAAGAAGAAATCGTAGTCAGATTGAAATTCAGTTAAATCTACAGGAATGTAGGCACCAGCTGCGCCTGATCCGGAACTCGATGTGCGAATTGTAAATGAACTCTGAGCATTAATCAATGATGGTCTAAAGTCCAAAGAATCTCTTAACTGATAATAGTTACCACTACCAGAACTCACATAAGACGGAATCTCTGCGTAATCTTCTGGTGAAGAAGATACTGGTGCGAGATAAGACAATACACTATAATAACCATCACCACCAGTAGTTGCGTAATAATCCAATATAACCAATAGGTTACCATCAATTTGTGGTTGACCTACTTTTAATGTAATCGATGCAAAATCATAATATGAATCTCGCTGGCCATTATCAAATGTGAACCGATTGGTTACATCATTGATTGGATTGGTTAACATTGCAGTCGTTGCTGCTGTGCCTGAAGATTTTGTATCAATGATTTTAACAATACGCTTTACATCGGTGATATAAAGTTTTTGTGGCTGTCCTGGTGCAACAACACCAGCTTTGGCGATGTAAACTTGTCCTTGAGATAAATTAACATTAGTATGCGTTGCAACCGTTGTGCCTGATAGATTAACCCCTGCTGTGTTGCCAGTAACTAAATTCTTAGCCTTCAATACAAAAGAAGTGTCGTTACCATTACTCACGAAAGTTTTAGCAATAATCGTTGCAGTAAAAGGACTCAAGTCGGATGTTGGTGTTGTGAATGTAGCAGTACCACCAGATCCGGTAACTGAACAAGTTCTGCTTCCGATACTCCATGGTAATGTTTGTCCAGCTCGCAGACCACTTGACTGTGGGTTTGTTACAATGATTTGAAAGTTTTGTGATATGGCATCAGCAGATAATGATCCGTTACCCAAAAACCGAAGTGTTGATGTAGGTGCAGAACCAAAAGTTAATACGGCAGTAATGTTTGAACCCGACACCGTAAAAGATACGTTACGGAATACTTGTGTTGTTGTGTATGAAGTATCAGTAATGTTACCAACAAAAGGATTACCTACAGTAAACAATAATTCTGGTGCATTTGGATTTTGTAATACAACATCACCATCTGCAACATTATTTACTTTGTTTGAATTATCAATCGTTGCATTGGCCGTAAGTGTATACGGTGTTCCTGGTGTGGAACGAATCATTGTTTCAAAGTCTGTAGTATCAAAACGAAGTGTGAATACAGAGTTATTAGCCAATGTTACTGTAAATGGCCGGTCAACAAAAGCAACCTTAGAAGTTGCATCATAGCTCGTGATTGTTCTAAAATCTCCAGCAGAAGTACCTGTATCAATACTTACGGTAACTCCAGCATAAGCATTGGCCACATTGGAAAACTGATTTGTATTGGGTAGTTTTATATAAGTGTTATTGGCATTTACGGGTGCAAATTGAGAAACATTAGCCGACAATGTTTGGTTTTGAATGTTGTAAACAAACGCTTTATAAACATATGCAGCACCATTGGCTGTGTTTGAAGTGCTGTTATATACCATGTTACGGATATATGCAGTTGCCGCTCTGGTAGAATTATATGAGTTTGCATCGGTCAGTACGATATTGCTTCTGTCAACGGTGTGAAAGTCTACCTGTGGTTGTGTTGTTACATCAAATACACCATTTGATGAATTGACAAAGAAATAATTACCATATCCAATAAACGTTGGATTGTTAGTAACATTTGCTTGGGTTCTTGCACGGTCATTTGTTAAAATTACATCACTTTGATTTTCTAAACGATAACCACCAACATAAGCAATACCTTTTGATATACCAAGACTATATTTTTCAGAATCAATTGTGTTTACTTTTGGTGTTAATGTGTAATCATTGACAATAAAATCACCATTGGTGTCACTGGTACGTTTAGCGAAGTAATCATCAATAACAGAATATACTGTGTTGTTTACTTGTTTAACGATATCGCCATCAACCAAACGAACCAACTCAATAAAATTATCATCATCACCAAATTGTAATGTTCTGGTCTGTAATGACAAGCGAAGAACATATCTATCTGCACCTGGTGCTTGATAGTTGGTAGCATTAAATGCTGGATCCAATAGACTAGAATCATCAATATAATCTACAATGGTTTCTGTTAAATTTAAACCAACACGCAAAGATGGATTAGAAGTGTATTTTGAAAGAACTGTTGTCTGTTCATTTACTACTACAAAGTTACCTTCAACATAAAAGATACCTTGTGAGATTGAGGCTACAGAAGAAAGTCCTGTGGCTGGATTACCCACAGATTCGGTAATCATTGATGCGGTGATATTTGTACCATTGAGGAACACAGTATCACCGGATGCAAATTTGTTGCCCGATATGTAACTAACAATGAGTGTGGGAGGATCACCTTCACCACCAGCTGCTGTTGTTGTGGAAGATACCGTTGCGACCACTTTACCAACAACACTACCGTTTCCACTAATGACTGTGCCATTGTCAAAACTACTCACATCAATTTCTGCACCAGAGTTATCCGTTGGGTTTAATTTTAAGAAAAAGACATTCTGATTAACCGTAACTTTACCACCACTTATTGGTGTGTTTTGTGAAAAAATTGCATCAGCAAAACTGGTAATTTGATTTTGTAATATGCTTTGTGATTGGGTTAATTCACGAGCTTGAACCGCAAATCCTGGTTTAAAAAGAATTCTGTGAAAATTTTTCTCAGGATTAAAATCATCATAATAAGGATCTACATTAAAGTTAAGTGACATTTTTTCTTTCCATTAAAAGCTTAACACAATACGAAATTGTTCTGTTCCATCAGGACTTCTGTTTATTGCTTGTCTGTTTTCTATGTATAACGGATATCCTGAGTATATAATAAAATCTGGATTTTGTGTGTTTAACAAGGTTCTAACAGATGCAATGATTGGCCCATTAGCATCCTGAATCAAAGCTTGATTGTCTACCGGAGTTCCATTTATATTTATGACACTTACTACATTGGTTGCTTGATTAAAACTAACAACTTCAGCTGAAAATGTTGAGGACGCAAAATTTGTGCCTTGGTAAACAATTTGACCACTTACAAAGTTACCTGAACCAGGAGAAACGAACAGTTTTGTTGTAACATCATATATGGCGCCATTGGCATATGTTGAACTATCTTGTGAAATTGATTCTTGTGAAATTGGATTTAGTAATAACCCTACTTGTCTATATGACATATCTGTAGAAATTTTACCATTCTCATCTTCAATAAATTCTGGTGCTACCATTATGTGATTACAACCTAATTCGGAGATAGGATCAAACCCATGACCACCAATTGGCGAAGTAGGAGAAATTGCTATAGCTGGCACATTGGGCAAACTAAAAGTTGGTAATACACTAATAACTGTTTCTGCATAGGTATACCCTGTGCCGGTGTTGGACATGGCCACATCATACAGGTAACCAGCATTATTAACAAGTGCTGTAGCATTAGCAAACTTACCATCGCCATTGATTGTAATCGATACGCCGCCAGGAGAGTATCCTTCACCTGTTGTTGTTACATTAATAACATCAATTGAACCTTGTGATGCAAAGGTATCGACCGGATTAGGAGTTTTTTTCGTGATGGGTACAGGCATCCAATCAGCATCAAAGAATTTTTGTTTTGATCCTGAATCCAAAGAGTACATAAACTTCCATTTGTATCCGTCAGCAGTCTTTACCAAAAAAGTGTTGTCGAAGGTACCAGGTAGAAATTGTGGTTCTACTGTTGATGGTGTATCGTTATTATTCCAAAGACATTTAAAAATTTGATCAAATCGATTTCTAACATAAAAATTCTTTTCAATAATATTATTCGAACTTTTGGCCAACATATCAATACTATCTTCATAATAATCATATATTACGTTAGCAGTCCAATCTCGCCGAGGAATAACAGGACTAATATCGGATGAGGTAACCAATTTGGTTGCAATAATATTTTTAAAATATTGTTTCAATGATTGTTGATCTTGATTTGGAACAGGAGGAATACTTTCATTTGGCCAAGGAGTAACCTGACCTATAAACGCATAAAGTGAATTAAGGTTAACATTATTTACAGAAACTCTAGGCGAATAATAGTATTGTAATACTTCATAGATTTTGCTACCGTGTAGTAGTTGTGCTTGTGTATTTGCAGTTGCCATAATTTATTCTCTATTAAGCGTATTGAATTGATACAAAAGTATTTGCATTGTCACCATCAATACTAAAGTATCTTAGGTACGCAGAAGATGTTCCTGATATAGTAAATGTAGTTGAATTGACAGTTGAATTGGTTGCTGTACATCCGTGTGTAACTGTTCTTCCTGGTCCACCAGTATTTGTCAACCAAACTTCAACAACCTTACCAGCAACATAATTTGAATGTGATATAGTTAGGTCTGCCACTAGTGTGGCTTTAATTAATGATGTTGTTGAAAAATCAATTGTAAATGCAGTTTGATTGCCAGCCAAAATAGTAGGTGAATAAATGAATCCTTTTTCTGGATTAACTGTTCCTAAAAATTCAGCAGATCCAGCATTAAAATCAGCAATTTTTTGAATTGTATTTGATCCTACTGGTGTATTCCAAAATTCAATTCGAGTACCACGATTGGTGTCACTAAAGTTTTCAGCAGCAGTAAAATCAATTTTAGCTGGAGAAGATGATGGAAACTGTGTGCCTGTCCAACCGTTACCAACAATTCGCATCATCACATCATTATTTGCTACTGCTACTGGCGCCGCAGCCGAACCACGACCCATACGACCAACGACAACAGGATAGGTGTTTGCACCAAAACTATCTAATACAACACGAGTTACAGAATTGGCTTTGCCAGTAACGTGCAACATATAGTTGGTGTTTGATGAAGTCTGAGTAACAAAACCATCACTTGCAGTAATTTTAACAAGAGCATTATTAGGATTAAATGTTGAATTTTGTATTGTAACGATGCCGTTGGAAACAGTATTTGCAAAAAGATTAATTGTGCCTCGACCCAATCCACCAACACCAGGTATTAAATTGATATTGCCGCCCGTTGCATTAATTGGTGCTGTGCCTGTTTGTAGGGTAATATCTCCACTTTCATTATCACTTAATTCATTGCCTGTCAAAATGGTAATGTCTTTTTGATTACCTGAACCAGTAGTGGTTCTTATCAATGCATTATTATTAAAAGTAATTCTATCCAATACAACAGCCGTATTTGTTGTTGTGTTATCTACAACTGTCAAATCTCCCGTTATTCTTAAATCACCATCAAAAGTACCAGAAGTATTGGCTAAAGCAGCATTTGCTTTGGCATAAGCTGAATTGGCGTAATTATTTACAGCTGTGATGGTTGTGTTTTGTGTTAGATCCACACCTTGAATGATGCCAATACTCGTATTTTGGCTGGTGTTAATGGTTTCTATTGCATTTAATCTGGTGTTCTGTGTATTGTTTACAGCTTCAATAATCGAAATGCTGGTGTTTTGATTGGCGTTAATGGTTTCTATTGCATTTAATCTGGTGTTCTGAGTATCATCTACCCCTTGAATGATTGTAATGCTGGCATTTTGTGCTAAATTCACACCTTGAATACCGGATATTTGTGTATTCTGTGTCGCATCCACACCTTGGATAATACCAATACTTGTATTTTGGTTAATATTATTTGTTTCAATAGCATTTAATCTGGTGTTCTGTGTAGCGTCAACCCCCTGCGTAATGATAGTATTTGCTTGTGTAGCCAAAGTAACCGCAGCTGGCGATGCAGCGGTATTTTGTGTTGTGCCGTCAGCAAACTTGATAGGCATCCTCAAAGATAGTCCTACACCATCTTCAAAACGACCAATCTCATTGGCCTGTTTATGAGCACCAGTAAAGAAAACTAAATCTGTATTTGATGTTGCAGTACCAATCCACAAATTACCTTGTTTTTGAGTACCTCTGCCATGCATATACAAATAACCATCATTATTCGGCAGGTCAAATAAAGGATCAGCATCCATATTTGAACCTTGAACACCTAAATCCAAATAATTATTCGAATTATCTCCATTGTCAGCTGTAATTACGATGTCAGCTGAACCTTTTGAATTAATGTTCTGAAAATTAACTTGTGAAAAGATTGCGGTATTACTAATAAATTGTGCTACAGAATTAGGAAGTAAAAGACCTGTGTTTGCAGTACCAACATTTAAAATGTTATTGGCATATAATCCCTGAGCCAAAACCGTGGTAGAGAACTGTGAAGTTGTATTGGTAGTTTTATCCACCACCACAAATACTGTGTTGGCGTTGTTAGCCGATAACTGTGATAAAACTGGTAAATCTGATATTTTTACTGACGGCATTTGTTACCCCGCTAATATTGTTATGCCTGATTCTGTTATTAAAATGTAACCATCTTCTGTTAATAATTCTGGATATTCGTAAGGACCTATCACACCATAAACCAAACAACTTTCTGTATTCGCAGTTTTATTAACAGTAATTAATGCGTTATTTACTGGTCCAAATGAGTTATTAGCAAGGTATAAATTACCATTTGCAAATACCTGTGTGACGGTATAATAAGGTCCGCCATTTAAAGAAACTCTATCACCAGCAAAAATAATGTTGTTGGCCGGTGTTTTATTTAAGAAATTGCCGTCATATTGGCCTGTGACTGTTTGTATATTTATCACATTGGAGGAGGCATTTGCTGAACCTGTAGCAACATTTGCAAAAACAACAAATACATTGTCTTGAATGATAACTTGGTTGTTAGCCCAATCCACATTAGTAATTGTGGAATATGCACGAAGGTTGTTGGTTGCAGTAAACTCAATGATATCGTTTGTAAATATGGTATTACCGATGTTAGCCGAGATGGTGTTAACAAAACGAATGATGTTGGTATTGGTTTGGCCTTGTTGTGTGTTGGCTTCAATTCTGGCTAATGCAGACGGACCAGCAAATGTGTCCATATGATAACCTTCTTGATATGTGGTTTGTGTATCCATCGTGAAACCATTGGCACTCCTCAATAGATAACGACCACGCAGATTCATACCTGATGGGTGTACCAAGTTTAATACCAAATCTTTATATGTTTTAAGAGCTTTCTCTACTGAAAGAACATATGTAAAATTGTTATATCGTAAACTTTGTAATACTAGACCTAAAGAAGAAGGTTGGCCATCATCATTTAAGTATTTTCCTTCACCAACAATCAAACCATCCAAGAAAGATGCGTTAGCTTTAGCGTTACCATCGCCGTACCGAACAATCGATGCGGGATTACCATCTTTATCTGTGTAAAAATTCTGTGGATCCAATACCAATATTGATGCAACATTTGAAATATTATGGTCAATTTTTAAAGATAATGAAGGGTTGTAATTTCCTGAATAATTATAAGTACGAATCTGATATATGTCTGCGGCCGAATTGGCAGGGAAAGCTGTTGAAACCCTAAGAATAGAGTCCACGTTGGCTTTATAAAAAGCCACATTCAATGCACTGCCTTGATAAATCGTATCACCTTGCAAAGGAAAATCAGTAGGTGAAACATTACTTACCGCCACATCAGCAACTCTGAGGTAAACATTTGGTGCAGCAACATAATCTTCACCTGGATTGATAATATTGATTGTTGTAATTGAACCTGTTCGATCTGTAACAGGAGACAACACGGCTCCTTCACCCATAATACCAGTAACAATTAAGGAAGCATTCGATCCAGTATTACTACTGATTGTTATATCTGGCAAGCCTGTTGTTGTATATCCTAATCCACCCAAAGGAAAAGTTTGAAAGGTATTATTATTTGCATAAACATAATTAACCGAAACGATTGATCCGGCCGCATTAACCTTGACATTTGCAAAAGCACCTGAACCTGTACCACCAGTTATTAACACGGTGTTTGCATTGCCATACCCTTGGCCAGCATTCAATATTTGTATTGGATGCAATATTCCAAGAAACCTTAAACTATCAATACCAACATCGGTTGCATACAATGAATCAACGGCAACAGCTGGCGCCGAAGAATATCCACCACCTTGATTTATTACTTCAACAGAACCAATTGGACCCACCTTAAAACTTTTAAAGGTTAATGCATCAATAAGTCTTGAATTGGTATTAGCTGCAACCGCAAAATTGACATAGTTAACCACATTATTTGCATTACCAATTTGAACATTGGTTACTATACCCAATGTATTACTCGACACAAAGGTAACATTTGATGCTTTAGAATCATCTATTAATCTAACTGCTGCTGTGGCACCCGAACCACCGCCACCAGAAAATGTTATTGCTGAATTAGGAAATACTTGGTAACCATCTGAAGGATTAGAAACAACCAAACGAGTTATACTACCTGTAGTTGTTTGTCCTACAACAGCAGTAGCTCCAATAGGATTTTCTGTATCCGGATTTAAGCCTCCCTCAACAATAACAGGATCACCTGGTTCATAAAATAATCCTCTATTTCTTGGATTGACTCTTATCTGAGAAATAACACCGATAACTTTACCCCTCAATGTAGTTGCGCCACTAGGTATTACTACACCTTGGTTTTGAATGTACACTCGACCATTGTGAAAGTATACATCCAAATTATTGTTATCGACCACTCGAACAAATTCACCAGACCGAAATAATCTAAAAATGTCAGAAATAAACACTTCCGATTTATCTACTGTGGATGAAACATAATCCACGGTTGCGTATGACTGTGAAGTTTCTCCAAATACCTTTAAGTTATTAATTAATAACCAATTTGGATCAGCTGAGTTGATTCTTAATGACTTTGATATAATCCATTTACCATCAGATGCTCTCAGAACAACATCAGAAGTATTGAAAACTTCAGCATCAGAGTTATATAATGCTCTGAATAAAAACTTATAAGATTTTTCTGTACCTTTGGCCAAATAAAAATCTCTAGCAATCTTTAATAATTTTCTTTTATCGGCTAGTGCATCTTCTGGTATATAAGGAAGAAAATCTTTAATAAAGTATTGTACGAATTCATCCAGCGTTGAATCTACATCGGTATAATTCAGTAGATTCTTGGCACCATAAGTTACACCCTCACCTGTCGATGTTGCAATTACATTGGCTGAGTTTGCTGTTTGTGCCGTTTCCAACCATTGATAGTAGGCTTCAATAAACGAAACAAAAGTTTGATAACTTTCATTATCCCGAACAAATTCGGGAAGTTGTTGAGCAACTAGAAGTGAGGTTTTATAATCGTTAGGAATCATCTACTAAACTTTAGCTATTATATCGACATTGATGGCATTTGGATCGGTAGTATCTAAGGTAATTATTTTATCTCTACTTGAAGATATGATTGTTGATACCGGCACAGCCTGAATACTTAAAACACCTAATGGATTATTAACCGCACTTATAGTAAAATCAGTCAATGTCACAACACCAGTATCATATTCAACTGTACCCGCATTAGAATTTAGAATTCTCTTAACATTATTATCAAAGTAGAATGTTCTCAATGTACCTTTATTGCCTGCCAAGACCGCAACGCCTGAGGCAAGAGAACCATTACCATCAACAGGAGTTATTTGTATGATTGCTTGACTGTAATTAACGCCACCACTTGTTACTGTAATGTTACTAATTTGTCCGTTGACTACTGTGGCTTTTGCAGTGGCACCTGTTCCGTCACCAAGAATCGTTACAATAGGTGTTGATGTGTAACCAAAACCAGGATTTAAAATTGAAATTGATTCCACAAAAGTGGTTGCTACTGGAGTTTCTTCAAGATAAACCGTATCTCTGAGTATATTGGTGTTTGGATCCAAGACTTGAAAAGTTGGTGAGGCACTAATACTTTTTCCAAAGATATCTTTCTTCAACGATGTTCCATACTTTAATGAGTATGTTGTTGGTGATCCCAAATTGGGTATAATTCTTTTTTGTAGAGCAATCGTTGCATCATTGGTAACAAACGATGAACTTACTCCTTGAACTGTTGCAATCAAAGATGACAATTTAAATGTTGAATTAAAAGTGTTTAATGTATCTCTTGCAAAACCTTGAATGGCAGTTAACACTTGTGTCTGCAACTGCGAAGAAGATAAAGATGTTAATTTTGGTTCATACAAAACATTTGAATTGATAACCAAATAATTATAATCCACATCAATAATTCTTGGTTGAACAGTTAATACTGAAATTGGTTTAATAATTTCCTCTTCAATAACTCTTTTTTGTGTTGGAGTTAACAAAAATCCACCACTTGGTTTAATTGCAATAAAGATGGCACCATAGACAGGAGGATCATTTTCTTCTCCACCCCATACATTCACAGCATCAATTGGAAATATACCAGCATTGTTTTGAATTAGATAAATGTAATCTTCTTTGGTAACAGCACGACCTTGAGCCGAATAGGATTTAGGTGCTGTGTACTTGATAGATTCAATTGTTTCTTTCTCTGCACCTTGTGTTGCTGATGAAACAGGAATGACGGAGTTGGTTGAGTAACCCGATATGGTGTCCATCAGTACAAAGTTATTGGCGCCTGTTGCAACCGTACCTGAAGTGATTATGTATGACACCGTAACCACATTACCATCAAACAAAGCTTTGCCTAATATTCCATCACCAAAATAGATTTGATAGAATCCATTATTTCCTTCTTGTAAAAAGAAAGCAGTTGTGTTATTATCTAATGCCAAGTAATCTTGTACCAAACTATACACTTGTGTAGAAGTGTTTGATGTACTTTCTTGAACAGAAACCGTAATTGTGGCTGTGTCTACATTGGTATCGGGCAACTCAAAAATGGCTGTTGGATTTGCAGCTGAATCATAAACAAAATTTAATGTTACCGGTTCACCTTGTTTGATTGCAATATTGGAGAAAGTAACGGTGTCTGTTGATAAGTCTGTATTTTGTGTGGTGGAATCCATCGTTACGAATTTGTAACTGACACCATCAACAGCTTCAGATAAAAAACTGGTAAATTTAGGTAAAGTTAATGAGGAATCTGTTACACCAGGAATTATCAAATCAATCTGTGCTTGTGGAGCAGCTGCTGATTTTGGTGTGTAATTTAAAAGTTTTGCATGGGATACAACAGAAGCTCTCTGTAATGCTGAATCTAAGAACATTTCATTAGCCACCATGTTCAAATAGTAAGCCTGATACTGTGTATTATAAGCAAGAATGTCTAAAAGAGTAGAAAGTGCAGAACCTTCATAATTATAATCTTGTAGTGTTGTTTGAGATTGTAAATATTTTTTTAGATTGGTTTTAATTAAATTAAAATCCAAATCTGTAACTTGAATATTAGAATTTTGTCCTGCCATTTTATCTATTTCTCTCTAAAAGAAGTGTTACAGTCGTTGGTAGAGTTGCATTTTCAAGGTAAAAAGTAATTGTAACATCATATGCGTTCTGATCGGGCTTGGCCGATACAGTAATATCCTTTAACAATGCTCTAGGTTCATAGTTATTAATCATATTTTCAACCTCACTTTGAAGTGAAGCTGAAGTATTATCTGAAATTGGTTCAAATAACAAAGCGTTAATGTTTGATCCTAACTCAGGATTAAACGGCCTTTCAAAGTTATTTGTTAATAATAGGTTACGAACCGACCTAACGACAGCCATTTCATCGTAACTTATCGCAATATCATTGGTCACCGGCTTTCTGGTGAAAGTAAAGTCTATGTCGGAGTATATTTTCTTTATGGTTGCCATAATAGTTAATTTTTTTTATAGTCTTTCACAAAACCATCCTTTATGTTTGTTATGCTTAAACATATTTCCTTGGTTTAAATTGTTTTCTTTACAAAATTTATATAAGTTGTCAATTTTAAATATTAAACCTGAAGGTGATTTTACTTTCCAAAGTATTGGATTTTTTCTATTCCTTTGTTTTGATGCATCAAAAGCTTTTCCTAATTTAGCAAGCCTCATTTTTTGTAAGCTATCTTTTGAGTATATTCCATTTTTTCCTTTGTTCCATGGAATCATGCCTTTTTTCTTTTTTGATATCTTATCTTTGTGTTCATGAGTAAAAATTAGTCCTGAAACACCTTCACCACCATCTGTTTTATTCCTTAATATTCCTGTACCTAAATCTTTGCGGCCATACCAACGAATATAAAATCTTTCTAAAGCAAAAGCACCGAGCTCGGTGAGACCAGATTCCATTATAACTATCTTAAATCTGTCTTTGGGTACAGATATAGTATGAGTTGTATTCCAGGCTCTATCATCTTTACCTTTTCCAATATAATAAGGAGTTCCATCCCCACGAAGATAAGCATAAACATAGAATTTATTTAATTTTTGTACCATCTTCTTATTTATTAACATTGTAGGAGTAAATTTGATTTTTAGCACCTTGAATTCCGCCTAAAAAATTCTTGGGCCGGAATCAAAAAATTCAAATTTTGAAATTATGAGTTAATTCTTTCTTTTATCTTGTCGGTACCAACAAAGTTATTGACCAAATAGGTTTCCGTTTCACCCATATTGGTAAATTTCTTTGTTGTGTTGTATTTGTCTACAAATGCTCGTAAATTGGTGTAGTAGGTAACATCCGCTGATCGTCTACTGTTTAATTGTGTGTTTGTATTTGTTATATCGTTGGTGATGTTTGTAATTTGTGTCGGAGTCAGATTGTTTGCTGAAACACCATTGGTTAGTATAATCAAATCATTATTCAATACAGTAACATACGAAGCTATTTGTGGTCCAACCAAAATACTCGTGAAACTACCCAAAATGGGTGAAGTGTTCGTGATATTATCGGTCTGATTGGTAATATACAAAGCCGTTTTACCTATTCCCATCGCTGTATCGTAATATGGATTGACCACATCTTGGCCCACAAACGGAGTTACACCAGATATTCTATTGGTGTGTGCCAAAAATTCTTGAGCACTTGCAACTAATGTATTGGCCGCCGCTTCAATAATCTCACAACCATCGATGTTTGCTGACACACCCGTATTTGCTTGAATTACTAGATTCTGTGCAATCATAATGATGGTGTTAGTATTTGCCGCAACAGGATTTTGATAATAACCACCAACTGCACCATTAGCAATGTCTTTGGCTTGCCACGACTCAATAAACGCTGGCATAGAATTCAAATGTTCAACTGTATTTGCAGAAAGATTTAATACATCACCATTAGGGTCATTAAAATTATAACCTAGTGTTGCATATACTCCTGTTGCATTATTAACTAAAGCCATTATCTAAACTCCAAAGAAAGGTGTCAAAGGTGGACTTGTGGGTCCTCTTGGTGAATTATGTATATGGGTGTTATAGATGCCTTTGTTAATAACATCCGACATTAGAACTGCATCTAAAATACCAGTTTTTACCAACGGAGCTTCCACTAAAGTCAAGGAGGTTATCGGTCCTTGTGAATACACACCCAATAAACCTGCATACACACCTGTGCCGGCATTGATACGGCTTTCGGCCGTAACTAAATCAGCTGCCACAGAGCCAGCAACCACCAAATCAGAATCTATGTACACATGGTCAGCCGCAGCCATTCGAATGGCACCACCAAAGTTTTCGTTTGCAGTAATCGACAAATCATTATCACTAGACAATGAGATATCTCCCACAACTCTGGTATTCATTTTACCGCCAACCAAAAGATTGTAGTCACCTGCCACTTGAACATTGTGGTCACCTTTGACTTCCATATTGGCATCACCCTCAATGGTAATATTACAGGTACCTTTGATAAGAACATTCTTGCCATTTAGATGAATTTCATAACCAGTACCATATACCTTATGCACCTCATCGCCATTAGGATGCATTTCCAAGAAGGTACCTATACGGTGCTGCAACCTTACTCGTTCTCTCGTTGGAGTGTCATCCAATTCGAAGGAGTGACCAGATTCCGTCTGTTGTATGTTGTTATATGGATATACCGGCGGAGTTTCAATACTTGCCGCTGATTCTGGCTCTGTCCATAAATTGTCTGATGGTGGTTGTGGTATAGTTGCCATAATTAAGGTGTCGATTTACTTTGAGATGATGGTGTTGTTGGTGTTTCATAGGCAGCAATCGTTGCATTGGCCACATCCAATTCTGCCTGATTGGTGGGTATTAAAAGTCCTACTGTGCCAGCAACTGCAATATTTGCTGCGCCACCGACTATGGCTACGGAAGCCTTTACTGTATCAGAAGCTGAAGATGCCAGAGCTTTAGCTTCTTTAATTATTTCATTAGAGTCACTTGGTCCTCCAGAAAACCCTTCAGATAATCCTGCACCAATGTCGGTGAATACAGAACCAATTAATTTAATTACTCTTGCCAAACAATCTTGCAACATGGCTAAAAACTTTGCAGGTAAACTTAAAATCCATGCAAGTATTGCTCTCAGTTTTGTAATATAGGAAACAACATATTTTTCAAAATCAAGAATGGGTTGTAATATCTGTTTATTAACATAATCAACTTCTGTTTGAATAGCTTTAAGTGTGTTTGCCAACCATGAAGCTTCACCTGTTGCATCACTAAGTCCTAACTGTCTTAAAATTGCTCGGATTGCTTTTCTAATATTTTGTGCTTGAGATTTTATAAATTGTTTAAGTTCAATATTTTTTTGCATTTCAGATACAAAATCACACACATGAGCCAAGTTATCATTGGCAAAACCAACAGATGTGTTTGCAACTTGACTTACTGCCAATTTTGGTTGTTGTGGAGCTCCTGGTGTAGGTCCGTCACCCGAATGTACAACTTTTGGTGCAGGATTCTCAACCGCAACACCGTTAACAAAAGTTACAGTAACACTAGATGGAAGAGATTGTGTGTTTTGTTCTGCCATTTATATCCTATTTTGATAAACCAGGTAATATACCCATCATAATCGGCGCCTGTCCTGAATTTCCATCCATAAAAAATCCAACAACCCAATCACCCAATCTTGGTGCTGAAAATGATTTTGCATTATTAATTGGGTACATTGGTTGAGCCCAAGGTAAAACTTCTGTAGGTAAATCTGAAATGTTATCTGTGTGCCAACCAAATATTCTTAATTGACATCTTCCTAAACCCAATGGGTCCGCACGGTTCTCAACAACACCAATGAACCAAATGAATCCGTCTTTTCCAATAAAATTTTCCATTATTTCTTAATCACTTTTTGCCATTCACTAGATGAAGTATTAATCGAATTGTAATTTTTAACAGAACTGTCTTTTGCAATCTCAACCACAGTTTGATATACTGTTGGTTGAATGATATGTCTTACAGCCGTTACCAAATATTTACCAGAGTAAAACTCATTCAAACCTTTAGAACTCTTAGTAGGTTTCAATGTTAATAAATTCACATTGATTGTTCTTCCTACACTAATACCTGGATCACCAGGAATTGTCATCTTCATTACAGTATAGTTGGCCAATGAAATTTGCGCTGTTCTATTAGGTACATAAGTTTCTACAGCAATATTTTTTGCAACTGAACCAGGTGCCTGTTTTATGTATGGTGCATCAACTTGCACCGAATTTCCTGTTATAACTTTAAAACTAGCATCAGGTGAATTACTTTGTGTGAAACCTAATCTATTCTTTAATTCGTTTGAAACGAGGCCTGGATTCATGTGTTCAGATTTATTACTTCCATACTTATATGTTGTGGTTTTAGCTACTCTAGATACGGTATCTATAGATATTAATTTGTTTGCAAATGTCCCTTGATTAATATCATTCAACATATCAAAAGTTTTAACAAATTCATAATCTAATATTGTATTCATTTTTTCTTTAAAAGATTGTTCTTTGTCACCAAGATTTTTTAATTGATACTTATAAGTTCCATAGATTGGTTGTTTATACATGGATTGTAATGATCTAAAATTAAATCCATCTTTATTTTGAAAGAACAACATATCAGCCACTTGATCTTTTTGATTGGCACTTGCCGGCCTGGCGTAGTTTGACAACCAGCTGATTGCTTCAAATGGTTTTAATCTAGGAATAATAAAGTCATATACTCCTGTCGTTTCTTCAATTGCTGCAATTTTCTTACTATCAACGAATAATCCACCATTGGAGTTACTTAAAATGCCTCTGATTGTTTCCGATATCTTTGTGCCTGCAACCGATTTACTTATCTTAATTTGTTCCGATAACATCAATTCTTCCGAACAGAAATACATTTTATAACTTTCTGTATTCATATTACCGGAAGGTTTTCTATCCTCAACTTTATAAACCCTCACGGTTTGTTTGATATTATTAGGTGCGCCTTTTATTTTACCAAAATTCAATTCTAAAAATTGATTACCTGTTAATTGTAACAATTCGATAAATCCTTGACCATCTTGTACAGTAAGATAACCAGAAATAGAAAAACTGTAGAGGTCCTCATAATAACACAATTCAACCAACAATTTTCTAAGGTCAAATGTTTGGCCACTTGAAGTTAAAAAATTAAGTGTGTCAATCGAAAAGTCTTGAGTATAAAATACTCCAGGACTTTCGTTAATGTTTGAATTGGGTTGTTCAATTTCTGGCATGAATTATACCATCAATTCTTGAAACTGTGCTTCCAATTGGTCAACATAACTAGCATTTATTAACTTTATGTTTCTTTTGGATTCATTTAATTGAACCTCATAATCATAATAGCTTACAGCTTTTTTGGTTGTGGTGACGGTTACATTACCTGTATTTAAGGCGTATGTAACCACACTTGGGTTTAAACTATTATATGTATTCTCATCTATAATTATGTTTTTAACTGTTGTGACTTGTGTGTTTGAGTCATATTGACTGATATTTTTTTCATAATGATGTGTTGTAGAATATGGATTAAAAGATTGATATTTGTTGGTAATAAATTCACCAAAAACTGTTGAATTCATAGGCCAATCCCATTGTGGATCAGTTATTCGATTTGCAAACAAGACAATCCAATACCGATATGAATTGCCGTAATATTTGTATGCAACAATCTCTGGTGTGTCTCCATCTTGAACATCGTAATCATAATACAACAATGGGTTCTTTAAAATTTCAGGAATAATGGAACAACGAGCCATTAAGTCTGTCATTAATATTGATACACCATCACTTGTCTTAATTATTTTAGGTAAAGTATCAAAATATTGCATTTTAATATCCTTGTTCAACTTTTTGACTTGTGATCAGTTCGAGCTCTCTGAAGTCAATAGTTAATGTTGTTTGTACTGGCGCACCATCGGTGTGTGCAGAAAATCCTTGAGGTGCATAATCAACAATAATATTTGTAATAACACTTTCCGTTACTTGACTAATTTTTTTATTAATTTGGCCATTAAATCTAAAAGTCGGTGTGAATGTGGACGGAGGAATAAAAAACATACCACCACCAGCACCCTCAAGCAATCTTGGTGCTGCGTGTGTTTTAAACATTTTTATAATTTGAGCAACTGTTTCGGCTTCTTGTTTTGAATACGGAGTGAAAGTGAAAGCTAATTGGTAAGTTCTAAAATCAATTCCATCAAACAATACTTGCTGATTAGGATTTAAAGCATATCCTGTACCTTTTAATGCAAGTCGTGCTAAAGGATTGTTTAATGCTTGAGTAACAGCTCCAACAGCTGCACCAACTATTGGGACACTACTAAATGCAGTTAATAAATCCGTTTGTCCGTAACTGGCAGAATAAGTAAAATTGAGAGTGTCTGGCATATACAAAGAAATTGATTTGTTGCTTTTCTTTGTACGATTTTTGAATACTAGGTTAGCTTCTTTTGTATATGTGCCGTCAATAACTTTATTAAAGACGGATTTACTAGGTTCTCCATAAAATCCACCTTCTTGTGCTTCTGCATCCCGAGAGGTTAGTGTTTGTTTGGCGTTTCGTATTCCATCAATTCCACCTTGCAACAATTCGTCTGCTTTACCTAGAAAAAGAATTTTTGCTTCCTCGTAAGTTAATGGATTGATCTCATTAATCGCAAAATGAACCACATGACCCCTAGTGGCAGATTGCAAATCTCTTGGATATTGTAAATCTTGCCGACCAAATGGATTTTTAAATAATAATCCTAACGGTCCATTGGTGACAAGTCCTGGTATAGATACACCACCGATAGATGTTGGTATGGTAACGAGAGCCATTTAAAATCTCTTTTAGTGTGTTGAATATATATTATTTATGGCATATTCTGGACGATTTACACCTCGCAACCCTCAAAAATACATTGGGGATTATAAAAATATCATTTACCGCTCAAGTTGGGAGTGTAAGATGATGGATTGGCTCGATAGAAATCCCAATATCATCTCTTGGGCTTCTGAAGAATTGATCATTCCTTATATATCTCCTGTGGATGGTCGTTGGCACCGATACTTTCCCGATTTTCTTGTAAAAATGAAAACCAAAGATGGTAAATTAAAAACTATGTTACTCGAAGTCAAACCAAAGAAACAATCTCAACCACCAGAACCACAGAAAAGAATCACTAAACGATATATTACTGAGGTAACCACTTATGGTGTCAATCAGGCCAAATGGAAAGCCGCTAATGAATACTGTCTAGACCGTGGTTGGGAGTTTCAAGTAATCACCGAAGACCATTTGGGACTGTAACTAAATAATCTAATGGCATACACATCCAACCTTACGACCTTGGCGAAACAAAAGACCGCAGCACAATTACAAACTGCCAGTCGTGATTCGTATCGTTGGTT